ATCTCATTGAGATCGCTGCTGAACAGATCGCCGGAGAATCCATTCTGATAGTGCTCTACCGCCGGGCCGTTTTTTGCCGGGCCAAGGCCAGCATCTGCCGGGATTACCCCACCATTGACCGGCGGGAACCGGCAGACAATCAGGCCAAAAGCGCACCGGAGACGGAAACGGTCTATCTCCGTTTTGCCGATGAGGCCATCCGGCAGATGCTCAATGAGTCCGATATCACGGTGGAGCTGATATGAGCGCCAAGCTGCAGGGACTTACGGATTATCTGATTGACCTGGATTTCATTCCCCGTGAGAACATTGAATCCTGGGTGGATCTCTGCACCGTGATCCCCGCCAGCCTCAACCATGGCCAATATTTTGAACTGTGCAGGCTGCATCACCGATGTTCCCTGATTATTGAACGGTACACCGGGGACTCCCGGCTGATTACCGCCTGGATCGCCGCCTGGCTAAAAGACCATGACGGGGAACGGGATGATGACCGGTTGCCGGACCCGGATATTAATATTGAAGCCCTGGACGCCTCCGGTACCCAGTGGGATGTGGATGTTTCCATTGAGTTTATTGAACCGGTTCTGATTGAAGCGGATGAACTGAACGGAAACATTCACTGGCACGGCCAGAAATGGCGACTGCTGGACCAGCCGGTGCTGGATATTGCTGAACAACTGGAACGGCTCGACCCTGCCGACCCTGGCGAACAACCTCCGGTGAATGGCAAAAACAAAGCCATGGGGGGGCTGCCATGAGTCTTTCCATCCGCTTTGATGCCCGTCATGCCAGCCGCATCCATCAGGATATTGGTCTGCTGGCCCTGCCCGCTGCCAGTCGGAAACGGGTGTTGCAAAATGCCGGGCGTCGTTACCTGAAAGCCAGCCGGGAGCATATCCGGCAACAGAAAACCATTGACGGGAATCCCTTTGCAAAGCGCAAATACGGCAAAGGGAAACTCCTGAAAAACATGGGCAGAAGCCTGAAGTTTTTCCCCTCTCCCAACCAGGTGACAGTCACCTGGCCCAATAAATCCGTGGCAAAACTGGGCTACCGGCACCAGTTTGGTATTGATGAGGTCATGACCGCCAGCAAGATGGTCAAGATCCACGGCCAGCCGGACTATCAGGCCCCCGCCACCAAGAAACAGGCCAGGGCTTTGCTGGAAGCCGGATTTACCATCAGTGCCGGAAAGACATTCAAATCCGGCCCCAACAAGGGCAAAACCCGCCGCAAGCGCCCCAGCCAGCGGTGGATCATGGACAACATGAAACTGGGTCAGGCCGGTTTGATTATCCGCACCCTGCGCAATGCCACCCATCCCCCCAAAAACTGGAAAATTCCAGTGCCTGAGCGCCCGTTTCTGGGCATGGCCGGTGGTGATGCCTTACAGGTGCTGACTGATGAGATTGAGCAGGAACGGCAGCGCCGGGCCCGTTAATCCTTATAAGGGAGAGCGTTCATGTCTTTAGGTTCTGTTAATGTCAACAACCTGGATCTGGCCCAGGGGACGCCCGGTGAAGTGGAATGTCTGGACCTGTTTACCGGGGTGGCTGCCGCTGCGTCGGAGACTGACCAGGTGCATCCCATCAATATGAGTACTGACCTGGAGGCAGTGCTGGGATCCGGAGTTTCCAACCTGAAAACCCAGGTGGAAGCCGCCCGTTCCAATGGTGGCCAGAACTGGTTTGGTTATGTGCTGCCCCTCACCGCTGAAGCGGACCCGCTGGCAGAAGTGGATAAGGCGGTGGGCAATGTCAGCGTGGAGTCGGTGGTGAACTGTGATCTGGTTTCCACCAAATCCGACCTGGAGGATATGCAGGCCGCCGCCATGGAGATGATCGGCAAATATCAGCGCCGGGTGTTTTTCCAGAGTGCGTTCCGTGGCCCCTCGGCGGAAGAGAGCTGGAGCGATTACTGCGCCCTGGCCAAAGCGGTGACCGAGAATGTGGCAGCGGATCGGGTGATGACTGTTCCCCTGCTCTATCCGGATTTTCTCGGAGCCCTGGCGGGGAGGCTGGCCAATAAATCCGTCAGCGTGGCAGACAGCCCCATGCGGGTGGCCACCGGCACGTTACTGGGCAACTATGCACAGCGCCCCACCGATGCCAACGGGCTGGAGCTGGATAAATCGGTGCTGCTGGACCTGCACAACAATGGCCGGTTTTCCGTTCCCACCTGGTATGAGGACTATGACGGCACCTATACGTCGGACGGCTTTACCCTCGCCCCTGAAACCAGTGATTACCGGGTAATTGAAAATCTGAGGGTGGCTGACAAAGCCGCCCGGCGTATCTATCTGCTGGCGGTGGCCCGGATCGGGAACCGGCAGCTCAACAGTTCACCGCAATCCATCGCTTTCAACAGCACCTATTTTATGAAGCCATTGCGGGAGATGGCCCATGGGGTGGAGATTAATGGCATTCCCTTCCCCGGGGAGATTGAACCGCCGCAAGCCGGGGATATTGTCATCAGCTGGCCTACCAAATATGCCGTGGAGATCTATTTCACCCTGCGCCCGCTGAACTGCCCCAAAGACATTACGGCCAACATTACGTTGGATCTGCACAACTATGCCGAGGCCGCCTGATCATGAGAATTTCCGGAAAGAGTTTCAATATCCATCTCGGGGATCTGCTGGTTTTCGTCAGTACCATGACCGCCGATATTGAGGACAACCGGGCAGCGGCCAAAGACCGGGGCATTCCCAACGGCTATGTGGATGGAGAGGTGGCCTGCACCGGGGAGATGCAGGTGGACGCCGCCAACCTGAAACTGATTATGGACGCCGCCAACCGGGCCGGGTCATTCCGGGATCTGGAACCCTTCGATATTAACACCTATGCGGACACCGGCAGCGAATCCATGAAAGTGGAGCTGTTTGGCTGTTTGCTGAAAATCTCCGGCCTGCTGGACATTGATTCCGCTGGCGGTGAGAAACACGCCACCACCCTCCCCTTTGAGGTGACCAGCCCGGATTTTGTCCGGATCAATGACACCCCCTATCTGTCCAGAAATGATACTGACGAGTTGAGGGTAGCCTGATGATGTCCACCATGGGCAAGCTGTGCCATGACCTGGTGACTCAGGCCCTGGAGTGGTATGAACTGCCCATCAATAGCGGCAGCGCCATTCAGTTACTGTGCATGATCGCTGCCCATGAGAGTGGCGATTTTCACTACTTCAAACAGGTGAAAGGCCCGGCTTTAAGCATTTTCCAAATGGAACCCAACACCTACAACGATGTGGTGGAGTACATCAAACGCAGGCAGGAACAGTTCCCCGTGCTGGTGCACGATATGCCCAAACCCGCTGAATATATGGCCTTTGATCCGGTCTATGCCGCTGCCATTGGCCGGGTGTTTTTGCTGAGAGTTCCGCAGCCACTGCCGGAAACCGATGATATTGACGGTCTGGCCAAATACGCCAAAGACCACTGGAACACCCACCTGGGAGCCGCCAAATGGGAGGACTACCGGCAAGCCTGGTTAAGGCATTTCTCCTGATCAGCCTGTGGCTGGTGATCGGTTGCCCTGTGACCGGCTGCGTCAGCAGCGGAGGCAGCATTATGAGCGCCGAAAACCTGCGGTCGGCCCTGGATGAGTGCCATGAACTGAAACTCTGGGTGTTGGTTTACCAAAGACCGGACCACTCAGTAATAGATGTCCGTTGTATTCCTGATCCGGATCAGGTGAATGAGGTCATCACCCTGCGGCCAAAAATGCCCATGCGGCTGATCCGCCCTTTTTATGAAAGCCAACCGATTCCCAAGGGTTACTATGAGCAACAGTAAAACCATCAGCGTGATGATGGGCGACAAAGAGCTGACCTTTCAGATCTCTCTGGACGACTGGAACCGCTTTGTCAACGCCCTGCAGCCCGATAACAAGATCGCCCCCATGCATAACTTTCTGATTACTGTCTCCGCCAATGAAGAGACGAAAGCCGCTGTGAAACAAGCTTATGAAGACGCCCTTACGGCTGAGTTGTTCGGGGTGGTCAGCAAAGAGTTCAAACCGGACGTGGAGATCACGGTAAAAAAATACAAAGGCGGGCCCGTGAAATTGAATCAGACGGCCTGACCCAGCTGGCTGCCATGGCGGCTCACTGGCTGCCCCACTCACCAGCGGATGAGGAGACCATGGCCCGGGCCCTCTGGCTGGAAAAAGAGTACTGGCAGCGCATGAGAATGTGTGTGGCCAATGGGGTGGCAAGGGCATTCAGTGGGAAAAGGCGATAACCGTTCAAAACTCAGGCAACGGAGATTTCATGAAATGAAAGTTTACGGGACTAACTACTGTTCTATTCACGTAGCGCACGATTGAAAAACCATGAACGACTCCCTCAGACCATTAATGTTTACCGTGGGACTGATCGACCGGATCAGCGGCCCCGCTGCCCGGGCTACCCGCAGTTTTGACGGTCTGATTGACTCGGCCAAAGCCGGTTTTGAAGATATGAGATCGGGCGCCATGGGGCTGGCGGCCACCGGGTTTATGATTTATGAGAGCCTGACTCCGGCCATTGAGATGAACCGGGCCCTGGCGGAAACCAGCAGCATCGGGGTTCAGCAAGCCGCCCTGAAACAACTGAACGACACGGCCCTGGAATTGTCCGCCACTTATGGCGTGGTGGCTGCACAGGTGGTGGGTTCCGGTTCGCAGATCAGCAAAGCCATCAAAGGTCTGACCGGTGATGAACTGTCCGCCTTTACCAGCGCCTCTTCAATACTGGCCGCTACCACCAGGGCCACCATGGAAGAATCCAGCCTGTACATTACCCAGATGTATGAGCGGTTCAAAGGCACCGCCGACGCCATGGGGAAAGCCCAATGGGTGGAGCAATTGGTCGGGCAGACCAGCTACCTGAAAAAAGAGCTGGGCAGCAACACCGCCGATATCGCCGACGCAATGCAGGGGTTGAACAATCTGGGCTCCGGTCTGGGCGTGGCCATGGAGGAGCAACTGGCGGTGATCGCCACCCTGAGCAAATCCACCGGGATCAGCGATGCCGAACAGCAATACACCGCCTTCCTGGAATACGCCGTGGCCGCCCAGGATAAGCTGGGAATGTCGTTTACCGACAGCAGCGGGAAACTGCTCCCGATGCTGGAGATTCTCGGCAAGCTTCAGACCGAATTTGGCGACCTGAGCGGAGCCAATGCCTGGGCAAAGCTGGATGAGGCGTTTGGCGATGGCTCCAAACTGATCCAGCAACTGAGCAAAGACACCGCCGGGCTGGGTAAAACCATCAACGATCTGGGCAAGGTCAATGGTATGGCCAAAGCCGCCGAAGCGGCGCAGGCCATGACCGATCCCTGGCAACAGCTGGCCAGTGGCGTGAATGCCGTGCGGATCGCCATGGGTCAGGCTCTGCTCCCGGCCATTGAGCCGGTGATCCAGTGGTTTGCCGATATGGCCAAAGAGGCGCTGTTACTGATCAGGTTGTTCCCCAATATCACCAAAGTGATTGGCATTACTGCCCTGACCATTCTCGGTCTGGCCTCCGGCATGGCCCTGCTGACCATTGCCGTGGGTATCGGCAAAGCGGCCTGGGCCGGATGGTTGATGGTGATGCAGGTGGCCTCCGCAGTAACCAAAGTGTTCACCGGTATTCAATGGCTGCTGAACGCTGCTTTTATCGCCTCCCCCATTGGTTTGATTGTGCTGGGCATCACCGCCCTGGCCGCCGTTTTATTTCTGGCCTGGAAGGGCATCAAACGGCTCTGGGATATTTTTAAAGAGAGCAGCGCCGGACAGTTTTTGATGGCCAACCTGGGCGGCATTATCAACTGGTTTACCTCCCTGGGGGGCATGGTGGATTGGGTGATCGACAAACTGAACAGGATTCCCGGAGTCAATATCGGTACAGAAACCAGTGATATGACCACCCAACTCCCCTACCGTACAGAGGGCATGGCCAGCGAGGTGCCCGCCGGAGGCGTAACCAACCAGTTGAGTCAATCCATAGCGGATAATTCCAGCAAACAGACCACCATCAATATTCAGACCACTGAAACTATTTCGCCCCAGTATGTGCAGGATCAACTCTGGCAGGCCGCACCATGAACAACCAATGGCGAGACATCCTGATCACAGATCGGGACATCACCCCGGACCCGGCAGGGATTCCGGAATATGTGACCCAGCGCCCCTCCATTACCCAGGATATTGTCCATATGATTATGGAGAGCGGGTTGCTGATCGAACTGGTGGGGGAACGCTCCCGGGCCAAATGGACCGGCAATATGACCCGTATTGAGATGCTGGTAGAGGACGATGAACGGATTATTCCCGGCACCGTGGTGATTGACTGGGACAATCCGGAACAGGTTCTGCTGTTTGCCCAGAGCGTGATCGGAGAGGTTTCCGCTACATTAGCGGTTCCGGACACTCTGGCCATGGCGGGAGGCGTGCAATGATCGACAGCCACCGGGAGGACTTTGAGCAGATCGTCAAAGACGCCGGAATCCCCACCACACCGGAGGAGATGAAAGCGCTCTGGAACCAGTACAACGCCCTACAGGGCAGCCTGATCAGTAATGATTCCAACTGGAGCCCGTTCTGGCGGTTAATCTCCGCCATAGTCACCACACCCGCCCAATGGGTGGTCAACTTTTTAATCACCCAACTGTTGCCCAACAGTTTTGTCAAAACCGCCAGCGGGCACTGCCTGGATATTCTCGCCTGGGGACTCTACCTGGAGCGGAAACAAGGCACAGCCGCCACCGGAATCCTGACCTTCAGCCGGGTGAATGTGACCAGGGCAGTCGCCGTTGCGGCAGGCACCAGGGTGCAGTCTGCCCCCATCAATGGCACCGTGTACGAACTGCGCACCCTGAAGGATGCCACCTTTGCCGATAATGAGCCGGAACTGACCATCAGCGCCCGGGCCGTGGCCATCGGCACCGCTTTTAACCTGGCCCCCGGCTATTACAACTCACTCCCGGAACCGGTGGACAGCGTGGTTGCCGTGATCAACGGCGAGCAGTGGCTGCAACAGCCGGGCACCAATGATGAGGATGATGACTCCCTGCGGCTGCGCTGCCGCAACCAGTTCACCGCCGTGGGCCAGTTTCACCACGATGCCGCCTATAAGGCCATCATTACCGATTACGCCGGAATCCGGGCGGATTACATCTGGTTTGAACACGGAGCGCCCAGGGGGCCGGGCTCTGCCAATGTCTATCTGATGCTGGACTCCGGGCCTGCGCCGGAGGATCTGGTCAATGACATCAACCGCCATATCAATGATCAGGGTTATCACGGCCATGGTGATGATCTCCAGTGTTTTCCCATGCCCACCCTCAGCGTGGATCTGGGGGCTGTGCTGATTCCGGAGGAAAACCTGACCGTGGAACAGCTGGAGGAACTGAAAACCGGCTGTGAACAGATGATCCGCTGCGCCTTCCGTGAAAATCAGGAATACACCGTGAGCCAGACCTGGCCGTTTAACCGCTTCAGCATCAGCCGACTGGGGCAGGAGCTGCATGACTTTTTCCAAAACCTGGACTCCGTGGAGTTTGACCGGGACGATATTGAGAGCCTGATGGAACTGCCAGTGCTGGGCAGCCTGACGCTCCAGCTGAGTTCAGAGCGGGTCTGGATTGGTTATGATCTCGCCCTTTCCGGGGAGGATGTCAGCCCATGAAGCTGCTGCAAAAGCTCAAGCTCCCCTGGTGGATGTCCGGCCCCGAACTGAGCAAACTGAAAACCGCTGCCCAGCAATTTTTTGATGATCTGCTCAAGGTGGCCCACTGGCCACTGGATCAGCTGGACGCCAGACAGGCCGATGTGGGCATCGTCCGCCTGATCGCCTGGCAGCGGGGAATTGACCGGTTCAACAATGAAGAGCTGGAGATGTTCCGGCTGCGGGTTTTTCATGCCTACGCCAACGCCAGAGACGCCGGATCGGTGATCGGTTTTGAGCGGATTTTCCAACGGTTAAATCTGGGCTATCTGGAACAGGCCGAGCGCCTGCCGGATAAGGACTGGGACGTGATTGTTCTGAATGTCAGCGACTCCGCCACCGCCCAGAATCCGGAGTTTATGAACTGGCTGATCCAGACCTATGGCCGCACCTGCCGCCGCTATGAGTGGAACGTGATCACCCTGCTGACCCTCTCGATAAAACCGGCCACCTTTGACTGGGATCAGCACACCTCCATTGCTTCCCTGGAGGGAAACCGCCATGGCTGAAATCATCACCCTCAAGGGAGAAAACCGGATTGCTGAATGTCAGGGCACCGGAAAGGTGCTGACCATTGGCCGGTTTATTCTCTCCTACGATCCGGCCATTGACCCAACCGCTCCCATCGACCGGAATTCACCGCTCCCGGCTGCAGATACCATCGTATATCAGGAAGCGGTGACCCAGACCGGCTATGTGAACCCCAATCAGGTGGTTTATAGCCTGTTTATGGACAGCACCGTGGGACCGTTTGAGTTTAACCGGATGGATCTGGTGGAATCCGCCACGGACACTAATGTGGCCATCGCCACCCTGCCCACCCAGAACAAAATTGCCGATGATCCGGGGGCTGGCATCCGTGGCCAGAGCATGACCCGGAATTTCATGACCGTTTATGACGGGGCCGCCACCATCACCAACATCACCGTGGAGGCCGCCACCTGGCAGATAGATTTTATGGCCCGGCTCCATGCCTCCGATGAGCTGGAACGGTTAAGCAGCCGGGACACCTGGGGCCGGAGCTGTTTCTGGCGGGATGGCTTTCTGGTGGAGAAAGTGGGCAGTGAGTTTCAGCTGGTTTCAGGCCTGGGCTATGTGGAGGGCATCCGCATTCAGGCCACCACAGAGCAGGCCATCACCCCCGGCACCCTGCCTATAGATGTGTGGCTGGATGTCTGCCGCCGGGGAAATCTCAATGGGGTGATTCCGGAGCTGGAAGTGGTTTTTTCTTCCGCTGATCTGGATGATTACACCGACAGCCAGCAGGTAAAGCACTACCTGGAGCGGATCGCCACCATCAACAGCGCCGGAACCGTCACTGACCGGAGAAATGTTCACCCCATCAATGACGCCCTGCTCAACTATCTGGTTCCGGAAGCGCCGAAAGATGGCAACCAATACGTGAGAATGGATGGCCGCTGGGTTCCGGTGGATGTGCCCATCAACTGGTCCGCCCCACTGGCCACCGATGGCCAGACCATCATCAATCCGCCTTACACCTTTACCACTGCGGAATTGTATATCAATGGCGTGATGCAGGATCAGGACCGGGGAGCCTTTACCATCGCTGAAAACCGGATTGAACTGGCTGCCCCGCTGAATAAAGGGGATGCGGTTCAGGTGATTCTGGGCTCTACCCCGCCCGCTATGCGGAGCACTCCGGAGACTGGGCTCTGGCAACTGGTCACCGCTGATTATGTCGCCAAATCCGGAGACCGGATTCTGTTAGACAGCACCCATCAGGCTTTCACCATCAAACTGCCGAAAAGCCCGAAACCCGGGGAAATGATTCACTTTCTGGAAGTGGGGGAAGCGGTGGAGGTACACACCATCACCCTGGACCCCCAGGGGCTGGTGATTATGAACGACATTAAAATGGACGTGACCACCAATAAACTTTCCTTTGAGGTGCTCTATACCGAGCAGTACGGATGGAGGCTGATGGAATGAGCCTGCTTAGAGAGTCACTGAGACACGCCCGCCATATTGTCAGTGATCCCACCGGGGATCTCAGCGCCCGGAATATTCAGGACGCCCTGGATGAGATCGCCGCCGAGAAGATCAACCAGAACCAGAAAGCCCAGGCCAATGGCGTGGCCACTCTGGACGCTTCCGGCAAGGTTCCCAAGGTACAACTGCCAGCGGACAGTCTGGAAACCGCCCAATCCATTCTGACCAAACTGAAAACCGTAGATGGTTCCGGCTCCGGGCTGGATGCGGATTTATTGGATGGCAAAACCAGCGCCGATTTTGTATTGGTAGTGAATATCAGCACCGCCACTAATGACAGCAGCACCACCAAGGTTTCCGCCGCTGCCGCCACCAAAAAGACCTGGGACCATGCCCAGGCTGCTCATAACTTGATCGGCAGTAAAGACACCGAATACAAAAGCACCTTTGAAAAGATCGCCAACCGGAACAAAGTGAACGGCTATGCCGGGCTGGACAGCGCCGGAAAACTGAGCCCCAATGCCATCCCCGGCCAGACCATTGTCAATGTGGAGGTTTACGCCAGCACCGCCGAGCGGAACGCCGATACCTCACTGCACAAAGGCGATATGGCGATTATTGAGGCCAGTGGATCCGCCTCGCTCTACATTCTGAAAAAAGATCCGGCAGGCAAGGCCACCACAGACGCCGACTGGCTGACACTCCAGACCAATGTGACCGTGGATGTCCGATCCTGGAATGGCCGCAACGGAAATGTGATGCCTGCCCTGGGGGATTACACCACCGCCCTGATCCTCCATGATGGCTCTGCCCTGGACGGTGTTCTGGAAGGCATTGAGAACAGCATCCCCACCACCCCGGGAGAGCT